AACCGCGACCAATTAACGCCAAGCCGCCGAAGGCGATTGAGGAAGCCAACGAACAATCGTCGCTTCGGGTGTTTGCCAATGAAACGGAAGAGTCGATGGAAATCCTTGTTTACGACAGGATCGGCGAAGACTTTTGGACTGGCGAGGGCGTCAGGGCTAAGGATGTCCAGGCCATCATGGCGACAGCAAAGGGGAAACCGGTTCACGTTCGCATCAACAGCTTCGGCGGTGATGTGTATGACGGTTTCCAAATCTACAACGCTCTGGCGTCTCACGATGCCGAAGTTAGGGCAACCGTTGAAGGCATTGCGTTTTCTGCGGCGTCGTTTATTGCGATGGCTGGCGACACACTGGCAATGTATCGCACAAGCGATTTTGGCATCCACGAGGCGTCGACCGTGGCTATTGGCAATAAGCGGGAGATGAAGTCGGCCTATGACTGGTTGGCAACCATTGATGAGCACCTGTTGGACATCTACACGGCAAAAACGGGAAAGGATCGCGAGTGGATGAACCAGATGCTGACCGGCGAATCAGACGGGACCGTGTTCAGTGCTGAGGAAGCAAAGGAGCACGGGTTTGCCGACGAAATCGTTGATCCCAAGACCGAGAAAAGCGACGGCAAAAAGGATAAGGCGGCATCTGCTGCACGCCAGCTTTCCAATCGGTTTCGCAATCGCCTGCGAAAAGCAGCTTCCTAAGGTCTTGATGCATAAGACATTAAGTATTCGGTTTTGGTAATAGACAAGTCGTCTATATCGTTGTGGCGTCTGCCCAGCAGGGCATTAGATTCCTCCAACGGATGGACGAAATGGTTCGATTACTTACCGCAAAAGAGATCCGCGAACAGATTGCGGATAAGCAGATTGAGGCCGACGCCATCGTGACGTTGGCGGAGTCGGAAGAGCGAGAGCTGACCGACGAAGAACAAAAGGCGTTTGATGCCATCGTTGGCGTCGGCAAAGAAGGCGAATCAAATTTTCAGCCTGGCGAAATCGCCGAACTGAAAAAGAAGCTCGGCCAAGCCGAAAAGCGTGAGCAGCTTCGCAACGAAGCTCGCCAAGCTCGTCAGATTCAGGACAAGATCGACAGCGGCGAATGGGGATTTGGCGGCAACGGCGGCAGCGGCAGCGACCACCAGGCCCACCACATTACCGTTCCGGCTCGGGCAAAGGCCCACGGCAAGCTCCACGCCTATGAGGATGAGCGGGACGCCTACGTTGCGGGCAACGTCATCTTGGCCGGTATCTACGGCAACGCAAAGGCGGTTGAGTTCTGCCAGAACCACGGCCTGAAGATCGGCAACACGATGTCCGAGGGACAGGGGCCGAAAGGTGGCTTCCTGGTTCCCGACGAAATGCAGCGTGCGTTGGTCCGCTTGCGTGAAGAACGCGGCGTGTTCAGCCAATACGCTCGCACGTACCCGATGGCGAGCGACAACCTGTTCGTGCCTCGGGAAATCAATGACGTGACGGCGTACTGGGTCGGCGAAGGATCGGAAATCACCGCATCCGACGACGATCTGGGTGCGGCGGAACTGACCGCCAAGAAACTGGCATGTCTGACGAAGGTTTCGACCGAGTTGGACGAAGATTCGGTGGTTTCCATTGGCGACATGATCACCCGCTCAATGGCTTATGCGATGGCGGACAAGATCGATGAGGCCGGATTCAATGGAGACGGCACGAACACCTACGGCGGTGTGACCGGCCTGAAAAACGCATTGGACAGCAATGCCATCCAGGACGCCGCAAGCGGCAACGACGCTGCCAACAATTTGGATCTGGCCGACTTTGAGGCAACCGCTGGTCTGCTGCCGCAATACAGCGGTATGTCACCGGTTTGGTTCGTTCACTCGGCTGTCTACTACGCGTCGATGGCTCGGTTAATGAACGCCGCAGGCGGAACGACGGGGATGGAAATTGCCAACGGCACCGAACGACGGTTCCTTGGCTTCCCGGTTGTCTTTACGCAGGTGCTTCCGTCCACGACCGGCACCTCGGCAAGCACGATCCTGTGCTACCTCGGCGATTTGCGATTGGCCGCCACCATCGGCGTTCGTCGTAATGTGCAAACGCAGGTGTCACTGGATCGTTACTTCGAGAACGATCTGATCGGCATCAAGGCAACCGAGCGAATTGCCATCAACATTCACGAACGCGGCGACACGGTTCGCACGCGTCCGATTGTGGCGTTGAAGACCGCAAGCTGATCTCCCTGAACGAATCCTCATTTAAGGACTTTACTAATGGATGAAATCCAACGTGCAAAATTCGTTCAGGTTATCGCCCCGGCGGCGATCGTGGACGATGCCAGCTTTACGACCAACGAAATCGATACGCTCGATTACGACTACGCGACCATCGTTTTCAATCTCGGTGCAACCGACATTGCGATGGCGGCTTTGAAGGTTCAGGAGTCGGACACGACCGGAACCGGCTTTGCCGACATCACTGGCCTGGACATGGATGGTGACACGGCAATTGACGGGGATGCCGCTGCGTTGCCAAGTGCCACCGACGACAACAAGTTGATCGTCTTTCAGGTTGATTTGAGAGGTCGCAAGCGGTTTCTCGACTTGGTTGCCACCGCTGGCAATGGGTCAACCGGCACCTACGGCAGTGCGGTTGCCATCTTGACCAAGGGTGCCGTCTATGGCGGCACCGAGGCAGAGATGGGGGCCGAAACGGTTCTGCGTGTCTAAATGATCGTTGTGTTGAATCGGGAGTGGCGGCGATTTCCAGCCGGTCACTCCCTGGATGTCAGCGATGGTGTTGCTGATTTGATGGTTCACCGAATGCAAGGGCTTGCCAAATATGGCGACTCACACGAACGCCCCGATTCGCGGTCGACTGCTGAGAACCGCCGCACCAGCAGCGGAACCGGTAAGCGTCGCGGACGCAAAAAAGCAGTTGGAGATTCCATCGAGTCTGAACGATCACGATGACCAACTTGCGGACCTGATCATTGCCGCACGTGAGCAAGTCGAACATGACACACAGTATGCGTGTGTCAGTCAGACGTTTGAGTACATCTTGGACGACTTTCCGCATGACGGTTCGGCGATCGAGTTGCCGCGGCAGCCGGTCACGTCGCTGACTTCTGTCAGTTACCAGGATGGGGCGACCACAGAAACGCTTGCCAATTCGGTGGCGGACCTGGACAGGCAAAAGCGTCGGCTGGTGTTGCAATACGATCAGGAGTGGCCGTCGATTGAGAAGCAAAACGATGCGGTGGTGATCACATTCGTCGCGGGCTATGCGTCGCAGGCGGCGGTGCCGCGACTGCTGCGTCAGGCGATTTTGTTGCAAGTGGCGAAGTGGTTTGAAGACCGAGACATGATGTCGATGGCGACCGTGCAGCAAATGGATGCAGCATACGAATTGTTGATTCGCCGGTTGATGCGGAGTAGCTACCCATGACCTGGCGACCTGGCAAGAGGTTCCGTGTCGGTGCGATGCGGGAGCGGATCACCATTCAACAGAAAACGGATACCCGGAACGACAGCGGGCAAGCGGTCAGTACATGGTCGGACCTGTACACCAACGAACCGGCGCGATTTACGCAAACCGGTGGCGGCCAGACGTACCGCGGTCAGCAGTTGCAAGAAGACATCGTTGCCGTGTTTGTGGTGCGTTGGCGTTCGGCAATTGAAAACACGCAGTTGCGTGTGGTGTTTGATTCGACGACGTATGGCATCACTCGGGCACAGCGTGTTGACGGCGGGCGGCGATATTTGGAACTGTTTGCGAGGGCGACGACATGATGAGCACAAAGGTCGACGGCGACGCAAAACAAATTAACGCGATGCTGCAACAGCTACCTAATGCAATGCAGGCAGCGGCATTTGAGAAGGGATTGCGACCCGCCGCAAAAGTGGTTCAGAAGCGACTAAAGGAACTGACTCCACGGAGCAATAAGACCGGTACAACAAAAAGGTGGAGCGATTCCACCAAGCGGAAACGTCAGGGCGAAATGCCGCTGTGGAAAACGACCGCCGTAAAGGTGTGGCGTGCCAGAGGCGGCCCAGCGATTGGTTTTGTCGGCTACCGCTGGCCTAAAGGAAACAAGGCACATTTTGTCGTTGAAGGAAAAGGAAAGACGCGAAAGGTTGTGCTCTGGGGAAAGTCAACAAACGGCGTTCGGCAAAAGCTAGACATTCTAAAGCGGTCTATCGACCAGACTCGCAACAAAGCGGCTCAGGCTTTTGTCGGGGGTGTAAGAAAAGAAGTTGAGAAGCAGGTCGAAAAACTTGCGATTCAGAGGAAGCTAGACCGTGGCTGATCTTGGCGAATCGCTGCGTGCATTACTGCTCGCCGATGCAACGGTGCTGGCGTCGGTCGGTTCACGCATCATTCCCGATCAGCTTGCACAAGGCGAATCGCTGCCAGCGATCGTTTACCGAGTTATCGATACAACGCATTACCACGACATCACAGGACCGAACGCGGGGATAGCTCGCAGTCGTGTAACGATCGAGTGCTTTGCGGACACGCG